AGCAGCAGCCCAAGCAGCATCACTAACAGCATCCCAAGCAGCAGCCTTAGCAGCAGCCCAAGCAGCATCACTAACAGCATCCCAAGCAGCAGCCTTAGCAGCAGCCCAAGCAGCATCACTAACAGCATCCCAAGCAGCAGCCTTAGCAGCATCCCAAGCAGCAGCCTTAGCAGCATCCCAAGCAGCAGCCTTAGCAGCATCCCAAGCAGCAGCCCAAGCAGCATCCTTAGCAGCAGCCTTAGCAGCAGCCAATCCATCGACACAAAGCTCTCCCTTCGCGTACTTTCTTGTAGCCTCTATAGCTTGTCTTGGTCGTAGATCGTCTGGATGCTGTTTCTCGAAAATGGGTAAGACTCTCTCAGCGCAATCGGCAGCAAATAGTCTTAGTGTTTTTTTATTATATACTTCAATATGCTTAATTAATCGTACCTTTCTACAACAGATATTATCATCATCTCTCACAATCTCACCATCATACTCAGCTAAGTAGAGTTTATCGGACATCCAATTAAACAACTTCGTTTCTGGCACAAGATGAAAACCATTGCGGCACAGCTCTAGCTTTCCTTCACACTCCAGCCATCCTGTTGGCTTACCGTTTGGTAATGGCCATACAAAATTAGTGTATCCACCTGTATTGTCTTCTGTTAGGAATTTGTAGTATCTCATCGCTCAGCCTTTCCTTCACCACAATTAGATTTCTCGTGACCTATGTAACGTTCGTACTCAAAAATAAAACCACCTTGAACAGATTGATCAGCTACATGCTTCGCAAAATCTTTGTTCCACAATTTTCCGATTTCCGCTTGAGTATGCTCAGGTGTAATCTCACCAATGCCGTAAACGTTAAAATCCTCGACTATTTTGCAAGCTACCCAATAATCCGTGGTATAACAGGCTCGGCGACCGCTCGGAATATGATCAATTAAATATACATGCTCCCGATCTTCTGGGATTGGACATCGCCGAATGCCATAGAAACCGTGGATTTCGCCTTTTACCTCTACCCACTCTTTAAAGAGTACGCCGGATTCGTTTTTGTTGCCTTCAACGATTTTATACGTGCTTTCTTCCATCACTCCTCCTTTTGGTTGTCTCTCTCGTTAAGTATCTCTTTCCCCTGCTCAGCGTCATTCCAACCAGCAGAATAAGCATTCTCCATGTGCTCTAACACTAGACTCTCTCGTACATACACTTCCCCGTCTTCGCTGACCATGATTGGTTCTACTCTCTCTCGTTCGACTTCCTTCCGTTCTGCTTTACCCCCCTTGGCCCATTCTGGGATCTCTTTAACTTTATCTTTTCTCCCCTCAAAGGAACGGCTAATTTCTCCCGGCATCTTTAATCCTCCATCTCCAGTTAGTTGTTGTTAGTTAAGATTATGGCCATATATCGCCCTCTGAGAATACATCTTCTAATCTCTCAACAATCTCCTCATACCCCTAATAGCCCTATCTGTTATTATTTCTTTAGGTCCTAATCCTTTAAATCTTCTTGTGGGGTGTGGGTACTTTCCCCACTGCATTGCTTCATTGAGTCCTTGTTGTCTGGCTGACCATAGGGCCACTCCATATCGTTTTCGATTTCTACTAATAAAATCGCTAGCTCCTTTTTTACTGATTTGATTGAAGTATCGTTCTCCATCTCCAAAGTTAACAGACACGCCGTCAAGGTTCGCAATCGTGCGTTTATTAGGTCTATGGAACAGTGGATATGCTCCATGCTGTTCTTGATAATAACCACCAAGGCGGCCATAAATATTACTACGAACAACACGATAACCGCTAATGCGTCTGATGATTCTAGCATAACGTTTCCACTCCTTATCTGGCATGTTATCTTCTAAGACTGGGCTGATGATAATTCTCGCTTTAGGTACTCCTTTATCATTCCCCCATTGCTGAACAGCTTTAAGTCTTCTTCTGTAATGACGATGCTGAACACGAAAGGACAAGTGAAACTCAAGGAGATAGTCTCGTTCTCTAAACTTATCGAGGAAAGAATCCACGCATTTCCAGTTTTTTCCGAAGTAACCATATAACACTGGCAACATCGGTTTCGATATATCGTTAGGGTATTGTCCAAGAAAACGTCCGCAAGGATAGCTTTGATACATACATGCATAACAAGATACTCCTTTGTAGGGTTCAGCATGAGAGTAAAAAGGAAACATTAAAACAACAACTACTAGAATCCATACTCTCATTTATTTAATTCCTTTCAATGATTACATTAAAGATAGGATCGCTATTACCTATCTGTGCTACTGCTTGATCCACCGTAAGTAGAACTACGACTAGAATACCAACGTTTACTATTGCCCAAATAACCTGCTTAACTAGTGTGCTAATTTCTTTCATAGTACTTACACTCCTAAAATAAAGAACCCATAAAATAACAATGCTCCAAAAACTGCGCCTATTAACATAGCTATAATATCTACTAGAGCTGCTTTGTTCATTTATCCCTCAGGTATTTATCTACTACTCTAATAGCTGCATCAGACGATCTAACTATCACACAAGCATAACCTACTCTGCTTAATCTATTTAACCATTGCTCTTGCTGTTCTGTCGTCTTACCCTTTTTATATTTAAACTCCATAAACAACCCTGGAAACTTTGCATTAGGTACAGCTACAAACACATCAGGAACACCAGCTCTTAATCCTTCTGCTCTATAATAGCTTCCAGCTCCAATGCTACGCTTACCAGCGTTTGGTATTGCAAATATGTTTTCATAATCAGGGTTACTGTTCATCATAATGTCTACATAATCAAAAAACGCTACTTGTTCTTCATGTTCGGGCATTGGTCACCTACATAAAAGCCCCGTTTTAACCCACGGGGCAACAGGCGTACTGCATATACATTCACAGGAGAGAACTATCCATTTCATTTGGATTGTTCAAAAAATAATTAGCGTGCTCAATAAGCTCATCAATCTTTTGCTTATACTCAGCGACTGGAAACTTCAATTGTGTTAGGTTTCCATTTAATCTAGTTGGGGTTTTGTTTGTAGCTGTGGACTTCCAGAAAGATAGTATTTCATTTGAAACTACTTTAGGTCCTAGGGTGTTCATTAGGAAATCAATCTTAGACTCCCATCTATTATTGATGTAAATACAATCTTCTTTTTTCTTCCAGCCGTAGTAAGGCACCATTACATAACCAGCTTCTAGTTTCTTATCAGCATAGCGTTTAACGTCTTTTCTATACTGGTCCATGCTTCCAAAGTTACGCTTGATCTTATCTTCTTTGTTTTCTTTTCTATCTTCTTCAAGTCGTAACCAAGTAACTACAAATTCTTTTTCAAAACCTACTTTCTTATTCTCAGAGAAAAAGCCTTTTACAGCTAACTCTTTATCAAGTTGTATCTTACCAATGTTGACACCTTCGGCGTACTTACCCCAGAGCTTACAGTGTAGAGTTTTTGATGCTGTACGCATTGACCATTCCCAGTACTCGGCACCTTTACTAGTACGGTCACCATTAACTGGGGTTATGATAGTACCTTTATATCCTACATGTGACATGGTTTACTCCTCAAAATGGCATTTGATCTAAGTCATCATCACTAATATCATCATCACCCATAGCCTTATCCATTTTTTCGTCAAGTGTAAGACTACCATCCTCATAACCTTCAAAAGCTCCAACGCCTACAGGGTCATCGCCTTTGACAGTACCGAAATGCTTATCAGGAGTAGGTAAGGTTTCGTCTGATATTGGTGTAACGTTACCGTCTACTATGTTAGTAAACGTTGTAGTCTTACCGTCAGGGTATGTGTAGGGATTGTTTACAATCCTAACTTCAAACCATTTACCTACGAGCTTACACATCATATCGTATGCTTGTTCTGTGCTGGTTTCTTTTGTTACAGCATAGTCAGTCATGTTTCGTAGCAGCTTAAACATATTGGATCTTTGGTCTAAGCTGGGTTTTACTTTACGATTTACAAAAGCAGATGGGTTTTCGTAACTACGAAAGACAAAGTTATAGACTGGTTCTAGTTCATCTGTTTTAATTATCTGACCATTAACCCTTTTTACTTTTCTTTGCTCATCAAGCTTAATCTTGGTTAGAGCCATCACATGCTTACCATCAGGCAACGACTCATATTCATATGTTTGTTCCTGCATATCTGGAAATAGGTTTGGTAATTCAGTCATTGTTCTCTCCTTATTTAATTTGTAAATTCTGTTTTGTTTCAAGGTAAGCAAAATCTATATCCTTTGCTAAATCCTCATCTTTTAGAGCCTTCTTGATTAGAGTTTTGTTTGGCTCTTTTTTAATAACCAAATACTTCTCAGGGATAGCTGTATCATCATATGTCTTTAGTGATTCACTCTTACGCCAACTAAGTACTACAGTAGGTGTTTTAAGCTTCTCACCATCATCAAGGCATCTTGTCATGTATTCTTTAAACTTCTCAGCCTTACGTTCTAGTCTTCGTCTTTTCTCTGTCTGTGCTAAAGCTTCAGTCTTATGTGCCATTGCTTCAGCTACTAGGCTTTTATAATACTGCCCACAGCTTTCAAGTTTATCTTCTTTACCTAGCTTAAGAGCATCAAGTTTATCGTCTAGGTCTATGGGTATTTCACCATCATGATCTTCAGCGTATTGATCTAAGTAGGCATCAAGTTCTTCAATCTCTTTTGCGTATTCGTACAGTTTCATTATCTTTTACCTTTAGTATTAAAAAGTTTTATTTCTATTAGTTCAATCCTCTGTCTGTCTCCAATCTCAAAGTAATACAAGCATCTTGTAAACGTAGTACCTTTAGCTGCTGGTAGTTTCTTTTTTAAAAACCTTGCAGCCTGCAAATAGTCATCACCATTAAAAGCTGCTAAAACCTTAGCGCTATGTGGTGGCATGGATTCCTCTTTTGGGTAGTCCACTAAGTCAAACAGAGTCTTCAGTGTCCATGTATCAGTCATAGCTTAACAGCTTCCCTAGTGTTTCTTGATTATCATTCACCCAACGCTCTATATTTTCACAGAACCTACTCTGTTTTTTAGCCTTAAAAGCGTCGGTATCCTCAAGCTGCATAAGCTCTTGAGCTTTGTAGAGCATCCCTATACTCTGCTTCAAAAGCTTAGCAGCGCGTTTACTACCAACCCTTTTTTTATTATTCAGGGATATCACCTTGTAGTTCCTCTATTTTATTACGTAGCTTTTCGTTTTCTTCTTCAAGCTCGCAAATCTCTTGTGTCATGTTCCATAGCTCTACTTCAACTAGAGATTCTGCTAGCTCATCACACTTATCAAAACGTAGGTCAGTATCAATGTACAATCTACCTTTGATAGCGTTAAAGAATTTATTGTGCAGTTCCTTCTTGTTTGTCATTTTTCTTTTTCTCCCTCATAAGCTTATGGTCTGCTGCTGCTTTGAAGATTGTACTACGTGCTTCTTTGAGCTTATCTTCCAATGCTTCTTTAGTTTCATCAGAAGTGCCAGATACTTCTATTTTAAAATGCTCAAAGTTGTATGGCCCCAAATATGGGGTTAGGTCTATTCGTAGTTCATAATTGATCGTTGTTTTAATCATTGTTTAGTTCCTCAATGTATTTCATTATCATCAGTTTCAACCCACACTAGATCATGACGTTCGTCGTATGGGGTATAAGGTTTGTTTTTATTCTCGAGATAGAACTGGTGCATCTGTTCAATTAAGTCAGACTCTGCTTGTTCTAACTTTTCTTGTACTAATGACAGAGTAGAAAGAATAACCTCATCAGTGGTGTCATCTTTCATCCGTTCGAGAATAGCTACAGCTTCCGAAAATGATCCTAGCATCGTTCGAATCTCCTATGTTATGTTGTGCATCTAAAAACCAACTGCATTACCAGTTGACAAGTACAACACTAGCATAGTATCATACACACTGTCAACAAATATTTTGATAAAAATGAAAAAATCTACAAAAGATGGTTTTGAAAGCAATGAAGATATTGAGCAATTGATATCTGCTATGGTTAAACAGGTGAGAGGTATGGGCAAATTAGACATGGATATGGATGCATACTATGGGTATACTTATGGGAAAAAATCACAACCTAGCACATGTTGTGACGCTACAGCGGCAATGTTGAGGATATCTAGTAGTGGTTGTGACGATCTATCTCCCGAGCGTAGTTTGTTTGTAAGTATCATATACAGGGCTATCAAGGACCTATACACTAGAGATTTCTATATACGTCTCAATGCTAAGCGGTGGATATTCTCGCCTGCTAATAATTTTGGGGAGGGTGGCTGGAGTTTTCTATATCTCTGTGACGCTCTAGAGATTAACCCTGATAACATTAAAAACAGATGCTGTGAGATAGCAGAGCTAATAGAGCGAGAGGCTAAGGAAAGGAAAGTAGAGCAAGATGACTAAGAAAGTGACGAAACTAAAAGCTATACGATTAAAGTGTCTAGACTGTTGCTGTGGTAGTAGCACAGAAGTAAGGCTATGCACCATGGAGGATTGACCGCTGTTCGTGTACAGATTCGGAAAAGACCCCCACATTAAGTTTAGTGAAGAACGCAAAGCTAAGTGTAGGGAGAACCTCAAAAGAGCTAGGAGCGCTAAAACCCCTACTGAACAGCAGGACTAGAATCCTAAAACACCTTGGCCTATGGGTAACTATAGGTTGAAGTGTTTTAGGGCTGTGAGCAAGCACAGCGGGCGTTTAAGCTAGTAGATCAATCAATGTACCGTTGGCTTTCTGTTCTTCGAGTTCATAAGTACGGTTGATGATAGCTTCAGCTTGTTTTTCTGTGTCAACTGGTCCTTTAAGCCAGCAAGTTATGAATTTATCCCCAGTTCTGGGGTTAGGTGTTTCTTTAGTGAACCGTATACTAATTTTGTTAGCCTTAACTAACAATTCAGCTTTAAGTGTAAATCCTTGCTTCTCAAAAGCGTCAGATGGTGAATTTCTCCAAATATTTGAAAGTTTAGTCATTGTCCATATCTCCTATGATATATATTAAGCAGTATGTTTCATACTATCGTACAGTTTAGATATTATGTAAAGGGAAAAGATGCAGGAAAAGTGAAAATGGTGGATTAACGTACTAGGGTATTATCAATAGACAAAACAAAAGCACCATGATACTTGTATCATGGTGCTCTTAAACTAACTCCTACCAACGAGTTGCTAACAAATGATTGTGAGGTCAATTGCTATGACAAAAGTAACACAACACCCCAGTTCAGTCAAGATAGGTCATCATGGTGGATACACCACTGAATCAATCAAGCATGTAAGGATAATCATAGGATACTTACAGTCACCAAAGTACAATAAACTACAATGTAGGATACTTTTCGGTTACTTAGCCACAAGATACGAGGGGATTAGACAGTCAGCAGCTAAAATAAGAAAAAAATGCTCTTTAACAGTTACGTCAAGGCACAATTTAGAGAATATTGATAAAATTCTAGATGACTATTTTGAGTACCACTATGCTGAAGCAGATAGGATAGAAGAGGCAGCAGAGCTGCCAGGGAAAGAAAAACAGATACACCTACCAAGACAAGCACTAGAATATATCGCTAGAGGAACAACAAAACACGCAGCACTCACCATACTGACAGCATGTTTACAGCTCAACTCAAAACATGGTTATTTATTTAGGCTGAACCAATATCGTATGGCAAACACTTACAAACCAATCAAAAGAATATACTTCACTAAGGCCATCAAGAAACTAAAAGATGATGATATTATCAGAATGGTGTTTGATAGAACAGAACAATATAAGTCAGATGGTAAGAAATATGGCTTTAAATTCAATAAGCGTTTTATACAGACAAACGTCGAAAAGGGTACTAACACCGTCGAAAAGGGTACCCCCAAACCCGTCGAAAAGGGTACCCTCCCCCCCGTCGAAATGGGTACTACTCCGTAAGGAACCTTTTTCTTAAAAAGCCTTTTTATAAGAACAGCAATAGCTGCTTGTTTGTTTCTTTAAACAAAGGTTTTAAAAGAAGAGATTCCATTAAGTCTTTACTACTACCCCTCCCCTACCACCATAAGATTCTATTTAGGTTTAGCTAGCCCTTTGAGCCGGTCTTGGTCCCCACTCGATAGGGCAGGGCGGCCCGCCAGATTCCAGACCCGGAGATGGTCAATATCAGCCTTAGATATCCCCACAAAAACTTCTACACCCTCCACCTATCATCTAATCTATAGTTCTACACCACTACCATACCCACTGTGTACTACATAAACATTTGTATGATACACTGAGTAGGAGGTAGGGGGGGTATTGGGTATCCACCCGCCGTTGGGAGCTGAGACTACCACCTATATAAATTTCCCATTTTTTGAATTTTCTTTTTTTTTTTCTAAAACCTCTTTCTGTATTAGTCACCATGCGTATATTTTTTTTATTTTTTATGATCTAGTATTTTACTCCCAGTCATATATTTTTTATTACTATTGCACCCAGTGCTTATGTATGTTAGGTAGTATGGTATGGATGATACGATTAGCGATAAGGTGATTGAAGCGTGGTTAGCGGTTGGTGGTAGGATTCAGATGAGAGCTCACAGGGAGTCTGGGTATGAGATTATGTTACATAGTGGGAAGGTGTTTTGGGGTAGAAGTTTTGATGCTGTTATGGATGAGCTTAAGAGTTGGATAATGCGGGAAGCTTTATTCAAGCTAGCTGAAAGGGAGGAGTAGATGGAAGGTGGAGCTATGGAAGAGCTTAAGTTTGTTGTTTTGGAAGCTTTAAGTTATGAGGCTAAAGAAGATTTGAAGCGAATAGAGGATAGGAGAAAAAGAAGGGAAAAGGAGCAAAACTATGAAGCTTAAATGTTATCATGAGTATTTGATTGTAGCGCAGGATATGACACCTGACCATCACGGGGAGATTATTGTCCCTGAGCTAGCTAGGGATGTATTGCCTAGGGGTGTTGTGGTTGAAGTATCTGACAAGGTTAGGGAAGCTGGTATTGAGATAGGGGATAAGGTGTTTTTTGAGTTTAGTTCTAGGAATGCACCAACTTGTTTAACGCTAGGCGGTGAGGCTGTATTAGCTATTACATTGGAGAGTGTGATTGCTAAGGTGTTAGAGGAAGATGTTATTGATGTTATTAAGCCTAGTTTGATAGTTTAGGAGTTAAGATGAGTGAAGTTAAACAAGAGGGTCAAGAAGAGGGAAAACGACAGGTTGATATAGAAGCTAGTATTTTAAAGCAAGCTAGGCTGGTTATGTTTCAAGCTGTTTATAGCCTGTCTGTTGATTACTATGAAGTTATTAACGAGCTTAAAAAGCAAATTTGGAATATTAGTATGTTGCTTTTTAGAAAAGGTGTTGAAGGTGAAGAGGATTTTGTTGCTTGGCAGCGCTCTTTGGGTGAAAGTTTTTTGGAAAGTATTAAGCGAGGGTAGTTATGGCGGTAAGAACAGTGATTATATTAAATGATGATGAGCATAAGGCTTTTAAAGAGGCTTGTCATAGTAAAGGTGTTTCCATGCAGGGCGTTTTAAAAGCTCTTATTGGTGATGTTGTTGATAAGCGTAATAAAGAGAAGCGTAAGACTGAGAGTCAGGGATGAGTGATTTTAAGCTTCAGGATGTTACTAAGATTGCTCGTAGAATACTTGAGAAGCATTATCCTTTCCTTAAGAAGACTAGACTTAAGGAAGACTAGGAAGGTGTTATGCTAAGACAGACCGATGATGGGAGTAACTTATACTTGCGAGTATTGTGGTGGTGAGCCACCGAGGTTTAAGGGCAAGATAACAGGAATTAAAACATGACTGATGAAAACGTAGGTTATTGTACAGCGGTTATTGTAGGGTTTATCATTGGTAACTTATGCGCTCTTAGCGTGTTTCTTGTAGTGGGTGTGGTTTGATGAATGAATTAGAAAAACTATTCGAAAGACGTTGGCCTAATTTTAAACCAGAGGAGATACTATCCCCTGACATGATAGAGCTGTGGGAGAAAAAAGGTGTGTTCCCTTATTCGTTCTGTGCTCTTGATGGACTTCAATTCTTAAGACGAGACCTTGGAAAACCTATCATAGTTAATCATAGTGCTGATTGTCGTAGGGGTGCAAGATCTATTCCAGAGGCTGTGTCTTTAATTAATGAAGCTAAAGCTCAGAGGTATAGTTTTCATCTTTGGTGCGCTTTTGATATTTCCGTAGTAGGTATGACATCAGTACAGCTTTATGAAGCTATTGTGAAAAGCGCTTTCTTTTTTGGTATTGGTGTATATGACACTTTTATTCATATAGATGATAGAGATGTTGTTGATAATAAGATTGTGGTTTGGGATTCTAGAACAGATCAGAGTGTACCACTAAAAACACCAGATGAAATTTGGTCAAATACGTAGTTTCCCTTATAATGGTAATAGGGGATGTATGAACGACCATGATGATATTACAGTGCTTAAAACGCAAGTTGACTTTGTTTTAGAAGAAATGAAGAAATTTGCTACTAAAGGTGAATTGTCTGCTATGCGTAGCATGTATAGTTTTTTAGTAGCAATTGTTATTGGTTTGATTTTGTCTTTAGGGAGGCACGCTCTGTTTAATGGACCCTAAGATGGAAGATGAGTTTGTAGAGAGTTCTATTATCAAGCTTAGACAAAAGGGATTTATCATACCTTTAACACTTGTGGTAGAATGGTTATGGACGAGAATTAGGAGATTATGGAAATGAAAAATGTATTGTTTAAGATATTACTAAAGATTTGGCAGTCAACTGATGGTTGGAAAACTGTCATTGGATATATCCTTGCGCAATTACCATTGTTCATTGATAAGCCCTGGATTCTTGATGCCATCTTAAAAGCTATCAGTAATCCAACAGCTGAGAATATTGGTGCTGCTATTGCTCATATTCTTTTAGCTTTCGGGTTACTTCATAAGATCAAAAAGCAATTTAACATTGAAGATAACACATAAGGGGAACCACGATGTCTCGGGAATTAACAATTTTAGAGCTTGATAGAGTTAACAGATTCTTTCCAGCTATGAAAACATTAGCTGGTGTTTTAAATATTGAATACAACGAGGAGCACGTTCGTGAAGCTTTGAAAGTTGAGCTTAGATCAAGGTTTTCCAAGGAACTAAGTCAAACCTTAAAAGGACTGGATAACGAGCAGCTACTTTACCTTCTCGGAGAAAAGGATAGAAGATTAAAAAAGGAAGTACAAGATGCCGAAAAAACCAAAGCCAAGACCAAAGCCAAGGCCAAAACCTTATTGAAAGGAAAAAAGAAGTAGTGCATGGACGGTGATCCTTTTGACTTAAACAACCAAAAAAGAGATGAAGAACAATCTTCTCTTATGAAACAACGTGGGGAAGGCCAAGACGTTCCTTATGTTCCTGCTAAATACATGACTCCTGATGAAAAGAACGAGAAGATTCTCAAGCTTTATTTTGGAGGTATGACTGATCCCGTTGATATAGCAGACGAGTTAAATCTTTATCCACCAGAGGTTAGAGGTTTTATAGCTAGAAGCCAAGCAAGAAAAAAAGCTGAAGCTATAAAGGAGACTTTAACTAAAGCTGTCTTTGATAAGAAGCTTCCAGTTATCAAAGAGATTGTTGGTGTATCTTTAACTGGCGTTCTTGAATGGGTGGAGGGTTTTGTTAGCTCTGAAAAGCATCTTAAGATGAGTGTTCATCAAGCTAGAACTTTTGCTGGCTTAATGAAAGATGTTTATGAGATGAGCAGACTAGAACTTGGTAAATCAACTCATAACGTTGCTATTGTGCAGAAGGTTGAGAAAGACGTAAACGTTGTGCTTGATAAGTTGCGAGCAGAACCAGAACGAGGCGGTGACCCTTTCGTTGATTATCCTGAAGATGTAGTGGATGTGGAATATGAAGAAGCAACCACAGAGTAAGTATGAAGCAAATACTTTTTGCACCAATTGTGGTTTCATTGATTGGAAATCAGTTCCTTATGGTATTCCTGTAACAGACGAGCTTAACAAATGTAATACTTGTGGTTGTAGAGGTTATTTAGTTCTATGCCAAACCCAAGAAGAGTTAGAAGATTATAAAGAGAAAATAAAAAGTGTCACTCACTGAAGCTGATGTAGTTAGGTTAAATAGATATCAGCAAGCTATTTCTGACTTGCATCTCCACCTACATGCTGTTGATCGATTCCCTCATGCTGGTCAACAGAAAATGATTAAAGAGTTTTTCGGTGCGAAAAGAAAAGTTATTCTTATTCAATGCGCTAGAGACTTAGGAAAAACAGAAGCAGGGCTTTATATAGCGTGGCGTTATTGTCTTACCAACGAAAATAAAGTTGTTGCAATTATAGCACCAGAAATTAAGCAGGGCTTTAAGATTTATTGTGAGACAAAACGATTACAGGATTACGGACCCAAAAAATATGTTCGTCAATATTTAAAATCAGAACTAGCTGTAGAGTTTATTACAGGTTGTAAGATTGTTGTTAATGGCTGTGAGAACTATGATTCTCTTCGTGGTATGAAACCTGATTTAGTTTTATATGACGAGGTACAACTACACACTCCACAGTTCCATGAAGATGTTATGAGGCCAAACTTTTCTCGTGGTAATGTTCATTTGGTTGCGATGGGAACACCGCCAAAGCGTTATTGTAATTATGTTGAGTTTAAGCAAGATGTTTTAGATAAAGTTGATCAAGGAAGTCCAAGGTATGCTTATGTGCAGCTTACTATTTACGATGCTCCAAATCGAGACTTAGAAGGCTTAGAGGAAATTAAACAGGACTTGCTTCGAAAAGGAAAATATAACGTTTGGAAGCGAGAGTATTTAGGGCAGGATGCGTTTGACACAGAGTCTGCTGTTTTTCCTATGTGGGATAAAGATAAGTTTGTTATTCCGCATAAGGAAATTGTTGAGAAGGTCAAAAAAGATTCAAAGCATATCAAGTGGTGGGGGGTATATGATCCTGGTACTGCTACTTGCTTTGCTGTTTTGTTTATTGGCTGGAATCCTTATACGTCAGAATTATTTTTAGTTGATGAGATATATGAACAGAGAAGGGCGCATACTACAGCGTGTGAGATATGGGATAGAAGTGATAGTATTAAGAAAGAGTTTTCTAGGCCGTCCAGGTGGACTAATGTTTATGATGAAGCTGCTGCATGGTTTGCTAACGAGATATATGCAAACTATCCTGATGAGGAATTTACATTACTACCAACCAATAAGCGCAGAAGAAATAAAGTTGACGGCGAGGAGGGCAGACCGGGCGAGTCGGTGATCATGTCTGTGATGCTTGCAGAAGAACAGAAGCTTTGGGTTAGTGATAGGTGCTTGAAGTTTTGTTTTGAGATAGAAAACTATGTGGTAGATGACAATGGAAACTACCCTAAAAAATTCGATCATTTAATAGACGATTTTTTCTACTTCATTCTAGACAGTGGTTATGCGCTCATTGAGTCTGTAGATGAATTTGAAGAGTATCAACGTTGGAAAAAAGAAAACGTTAGAGCAGAGACTTTTGATGATGTGGTGAATGAAGCAAGGAGCATGAATGATATTGCTCATGCTTTAGAAGCTGGTGATGATGATTATGATTTAGGAGGTGACGAGGAATGGCTACTATAAAAGAACTAGTACAGAAAGTTGAAGGACTAGAGGTTTCCCATAAGGAGATGCTTCATATTATCGATAAGGCTTTAGATACGATTTATAAGCTAGCGGAACTCAATACGATGCAGGGTGCCAAGCCGGTTAAGGTGGAAGGATTGTCCCTGGAGGGTTTAGACCCTTTTATGGATGATACCCCTTTGCCTAGTATGCAGCCCAAGCTACGCTCAGTTAGGAGCAATACTTCCGATTTAGGTAACTCAGAAACTATGGTACAATCAGGTACAGAGGGTTTTTTACAGACCTCTGAAGAGGCTAGCGATGCGTTAGAGCAAATTTTGGGCGGCGATGATGATGTTTTACTTGGAGATGAGGAATTATGACTGGTTCAATTAGCATTGATATTAATCAGGACGTTCAGAATAGAATTGAAACAATTACTCCGCCATGGACAGTTTGGAGAAAGGGAAACAAAAAAAAGCTGTTCAAAGACGGTGGCTATCCAACTGGAGCTAAAAAAGCTAAAGAGCAATGGTTCCAGGATTCTATTCAAACTTTACAGAAGTTCTCTGAGTGGCGTATCTGGCAATATGCTAATAACCAGCTTTGGTATGTAGGCGAGTTTGATAGAGCCTTTGAGTACAGTATGGTAGTGCCAGGACGCACTCATCAAGCAACTCAGCGTAAGGTTAGACCGCGTATCTTCAATCACCTATATGACCTTACAGAGCAGAGAGTCTCCAAGCTTTCAGCTCTAAAGCCAGCAGTACAGGTGTTCCCAACCAATAGAGAAGAAAATGACAGGGAGATTACTAGACTTATTAGCAGCGCTCTTAAAGCTGTTGAGCGCAGGGTTAGAATGGATCTTCTAATCCAGAATCTTGAACGTTGGACTGCAGTATTTGGTGAGATGCTTATTTGGGTTGAGTGGAATCCTGATATTGGTGATAGAAAGGAACGTGGCTCCATAGAGAGGGTGGGTGATGTTGATATATACCTTAAAGAGCCTTGGACTTACTTTCCAGAGCCGAAAGCTGACAGGTCAGAGGTTACTTATGTTGTGGACCTCTGGGATATTAAGCCCGTAGAGGAAGCTAGGGAGCTGTTTGATAATCAGAAGATTGAGCCTGATGGCAGTCATCAAGTGTTCTTTTTTAATAATAATGTTCTAGAGAAGCGAGCAGACGAGGTGATTATCTATCGTTTGCTTCAAAAACCAACCAAATTCTTTCCAGAGGGTAATATTAGCTGGTTTGTACATCAGAAAGACGGTACTAAGCTTCAGAAAGAAGAAAAAGTTTGGCCATATTCACATATGGACTTCCCATTTGAGATCCATACAGACATCGACGTTCCAGGGCGTCAATTTGGTGTCTCAGCGTATCAAAACCTAATCCCTATGCAGCATGTGTACAATCGATTAACGTCCATCATGGTGCGAAATATGCTGCTTGTGGGCCATCCTCATATCTTAATGCCAGAGGGCTCTGCTAAGGTGGAGGCTTTTACCAATAGACCTACTGCTATCAAGTATAAGCCTATTGGTAATGCTAGACCGGAGATAGTAACTTTTCCATCTGTGCCAGGTGAGTTTTTTAACTTCAGAAACGAGGTTCGCCAGGAAATGGGACAGGTTTATGGAATTCAAGGTGTAACTAGAGGCGATCCACCACCGAACGTGAGAGCTGCTTCAATGCTTCGATTCTATGAGGAGCAGGAGCAACAGAGGGCAAGTACGTTAATCCTTAAACATAACGAAATTATTAGACAAGTCTATTATAAGACAGCATCTGTAGTAGGAGATTATTATCCCGCTGATAAGAGCGAAGGTTCGCAGCAGCGACTTATTAGAACTTTTGGTAAGGATAATAAGTACGTGCTGGATGCTTTTGATGTAGCTAAGATATCTTCTGAGTACGATGTGTTTATTGCTAACTCTACAGGCTTCTCTGAGAGTATAGCTGGAAGGCTTGAAGAAGTGGCTTTGGTTGCACAGCTAGAACGTGACAAACAAACTCAACTATTGTCTGCTGAAGAAATGGCTGATATTCTCGATCTGAAAGACCCACAAAAAGCTTATGATATAGCTGGCAACTCTCGGCGTACTGCTGAGTTTTTCAACGAGCTGTTGCTAAGTGGTAAAAAGATACCAGAACCCAAGAAGTATTGGGATCTACTCACGCACTGGCGGGCTATAATGATTCTAATGAATTCTAGTTCTTGGCCGGGACTGCCAGAAGAGATTCAGGAGAACGCTACAATCCATCTCACTACGATAGAACGGCTTATTACCGAGAAGATTCCTAATAGTCCTGCATTGGGTGCTATTATGGAACGTGAGAGGGATTTTCCAGCTCTGTACAATCCAGAACCTCAGCCTCCTGAAAAGCCAGCTGCTACTGCACAACCTCAGGGAATGGAAGCTTTAATACCAGAGCCAGGTGCGGCACTTCCGCCAATTCCTGGTGCTAGTGGTGGTTTACCAATTGCTTAAATGGAGAATAATATGGGCGATTCAACTGAAAGCGTAGGATCAGTGCAGGAAACTGTTAATGAGATGTCTGGTGGCGATCCAGCCATGGAGGTTTTCGGTATCTCATCTAACGGAGCTACTCAAACTGAGTTTGTGAGCCCCGAAGCTGATGATATTGTTAAAGAAATAATGGGGATGGAGTCTGATGAGTCAGAAGAATCAAAAGAAGATGAACAAGTCACTCAAGAATCAATCCCAGCAACAGAAGCGACAAGCTCAGAAGAATCTAGCGATACTACTGAACAAGCTACTGAGGTTCAAGATGAGGCAGCATCTGAAGAGATCCCTCTGTTAAAAGCCTCTCTTGGTGAAGATAAGACCTTGGATGTGCCTGAAAGCGCTAAGTTCACTATCAAAATAGCTGGAGAACAGCATGAGGTGGAGCTTAAAGACCTAACCAGAAACTATCAAGGTAAAGTGCCCTGGGAGAAGCATTATCAAGAAACCAAAGAGCGTGAGCGAATGTTAGTGCAGCGTGAGCGTATGATGGACCAAAAAGAAGCTACTGAGAACGCCGTATTAAACGACGTTGTTAAGCTTATCAAAGAGAATCCTTTTGGTGCTATGGAGAAGCTACTTCTTGATAGAGGGGAAGATCCAAGTGATGCTCTAAAAGCTTATCTCCAGCAAGCTAAAGCTACAATGGATGAGGTTGGAGAGTTAGATGAGACTAGCTTGAACGCGATCGTCAGAGATAAAAGTGTAGGATACAAAGAGACGCTTTTAGATCAAAAAGCTGAGAAAGCTAAAAAGACAGAGGATTTTAATGCTGAGAATCAAGAGCTTCATAAGTACGAGGGTGAGTTAAAGGAAAAATTCAACATTCCTGACACTGACTTCATCGAAGCTTACAATAAGGCAGTGGAATTAGATGCTGATTCAGAATCTTCTTTCTCATTTAAGGATATGAGTAGCAAAGAGATTTTGGAGAGCTGTGCTAATTACGTAGTGTCGTATTCTAGGCCTTTTAAGCATATTACTAACATTATGCGAGAGGTAGATCCCAGTATCCAAGATAACGATGAAGGTATATTGTTTGTTAAGGATGTTGTTTATCCTAACAGAACACATTTGCCACAGTACGAGGATAAGGATATACTGGATATAGTACGTGCTTATTTGAACGGTACAGGTGAGCAAGTCAAAACAGAACAATCGGTAGAAGAAGCTAAAACAGAATCTTCAAAGGATTCAAGTAGCGAAGGCTCACAAAAGCCCACCTCGCAAACGATACCCCCGAAGAATGAGGAAGTAGAAGCTAAAGCGGAGGGTGGCACTGATACTATTGGTGCTGGTGAAGATGATTTCGATGCTTGGTTAGATCGAGATTATCCACTAACTAAAAACTGGTAATTATTACCTAAACACCCTTCGAGCTAACTTTTTTATTTAATCGGAGGGTGTTATGCCATCAAATCTAGCAGAAGCATATGACTTATCGAATGTCGATGCTCTATTTAAAATTAAGTTTCTGAAGTACTACGATGAAACTTTCAATACTACTACCCCACTTTGGAACCAAACAACTAAAACTAACGATTTTGTTGGTAAGAAGTTAGAGTTTCCAGTACCTACCACATATAAGGGTGGAGTTGGTTCGGGTCGTTTACCAGAATCAAAGCCAGCTACTTATGGTGATGTTCAGATTACAGCTAAGAAAGTTTACGCAACTGATAGAGTTGATCGTGAAACTATCATGGCTTCTTTGACATCAGAAGGTGCTTTTGTTCGTGCATTAGCTGAAACTGTTAAAAAGACAGTTCAAGCTGATATGTGGAACCATAGTCGAATCTTATTTGGAAACGGTGACGGTTCATTAGGAACAATCGATACTGGTGGTGTTACTGACAATGGTGGTGGAGATTACGATGTAGTGATTTCTTCGGCTTCTTTTAAGCTCGCAAACTGGGAAGAGAACATGTTTGTGAACTTTGGTACTGGAACTGATAAGTTTGAGATTACCTTAGTAGCGCCAAGTACTCGTACCATTAGCGTACAGCGACAAGCTGGCGGAACTGATGTTCCTGCTGATGCTGATGTTGTATACCTTCAGAATTCCAAAGACAACGATCCTCAAGGATTGAAATCTGTTTTGGATGCAACTTCTGGAAGTTTGTATAATGTTACTGTAACTCGTAAATGGCAAGCATACCAGCGTGCGATGGGTGGAGTTGGTATTTCAACTCCTATCATGAATAAAGCAATGATTCAGGTTGAGCTTCAATCTGGTCAGGTGCCTAACATGATCGTTACTTCTGCTGAGCAGTTTGAGAAAGTCTTAAACTTCTTGGAAGATCAGAAGCGCTATCAGATGGTCAATGTGCCAGCTAAAGGTGCTCAAGGGAAGGTATCCTTCCAGGGTGTACAGTTCATGTCAGCTCGTGGTCCTATTAACATTTTCTGGGATAGGTTCTGTGAGCCAGATAGAATGTACTTCCTAAATACTCGCCATATTAAGTATTACAGACGGCCTAATACTGGTTGGGTAAAGGATGATATCGGTGGAAATGGTTACCTACGTGTAGCTGATGAAGATCAGTTTGAAGCTCGCTTCGCCACGTATGGAGAAATTTTCATTGCTCCTACTTTCCATGGTGTTGTAACTGGCTTGTCAATTACATAAAGGGATGGGGCGTTAAGCCCCGTTTAACTATGATTTTGAAGATAGGAGATATGAAAAATGAAAACTGTTAAATTTGTTCTTATTATGGCTTTGGCATTCGCGTTTGGTTACGTGATTACTAATAGCTCGATCGTTCGTGCTCAAGGTGATGCACGTCTTTGGATTGATACGCTTGGCACACCAAGCATTACAGCTAAAGATGGTTATAACCTAGTGATTGCGAATGAGGATGATGACGACATCGAGATTGTTCAAAATGGTGCAGTAACTTGGACGTTTGATGGCGCTACAGGAAACCTTACTCCAGCAAGTGGTGGGGTAGTTCGTGATGTTGTTGTTTCTGTTCCGGCTTTTAATGGAGCAGCAGGTGCTACCGCAACTGTTGGTTGGGTGGTAACTGGTGCTGATAAAGGTCTGGCAACTCTAGCTCAAAGCGCAACGGCTGACACTCTTGTGATTCCTATTAGTGGATTGCTCGAAGGTGATGTTATTAGTGCTTTTACTGTGCGTGGTCAGCTAGAGTCAGGTGGTAACACCGCTACAGTAGATGCTGATTTGCGAAAGCTAACTCCAGCTGCTGGTGGAACTGCTGACGCTTCGATTGGTGCTATTACTCAAATCAGTAAGACTGCTGATTATGAGATTGATGATAGTAAGACTTTGGCTGCGTCAGAAACTATTGCAAGTGGAGAAACTTTATATCTTTTGGTAACTGCTACTACAGCAGCTGCTACTGATATTGAGCTATCTGCTATAGAGTTGACTGTTCAACGGTCTAGTTAATTAAGACGGGGGCTTCGGCCCTCTTTAAATTTATACCCGTAGATATTCGCGGAGATTAAAATGTCTGGTATACTTAGAAAATTACAAACTCCTCATTTACTTCCTTTATTGCAACCTTTTAAATTTACTGTAGCTGCTACACCTTCAGCTACTCTTAATATTGGTTCTCAAGAGGCCACTATTTCGAGGGCTGCTGCTGGTTTTGCTAGCATCTTCCCAAACGATTACTATGGTAGAAACTCTATAATCGTAGCTACACCTGGAGCTGACGTAGCGCAGGGTGGTTATGCTGCTTACAATTCTACAGCCGGACAAGCTGATGTAAGCGCATATCTTACTAACGCTGCAGGTACGGGTGATGATGGTACTGGTTATGCCATGGTCTTGGGTTTTGAAGATGACGATACTGATCGTTTGGAGCCATATCAAAGTGTTAGAACACAGGCTGTATCACCTCGTTTGATGGGGTTTAAAGTCGATGCTGCTGGAACTATTTCAAGTGGTTCTAATCAAGCGGCTATTTCATTAGCTTCTAGTGTTTATTCGCTGACCTTTAATAGAACTTTCGGACGTGGCTCTGTAGTAGTAGTTTCGCCCATAGCTGCTACTAGAAAAGCGGTTCGTGTTACTGCGGCCTCTGCGCTTGGTGCTTCGATTGAAACTTATGATCCGGTTGGCACGGCACTAGAAGATAATTCTTTTTATTGTCTAGTAATGGGTTGGGATACACCTGATGAGCAGGCTGGGTTTCGACGTACATGTAGAGTACCTCAATTAGCTCCACGTATGGAGTCTTATTTTATTGATGGTACAGGAACGGCTAGTATTGATATTGGTTCAGAGGATGGAACCTTAACCGATAATGGTACGGGTGATTATAGTGTAACATTTAAACAACCGTTTACTAGAGCGCCTATTGTTATAGTTACTGGACGAACTCATCCAGCACAACTATTGGCAAGTGCTACGACTACTGGCTTTAGAGTTGGTTGTTTTAACAATGGAACCAATGCTGCTGTTGATGACAAACTTTATGCTATTGTTCTTGGCTATGATGGAGAGGAGATTTAGATGAAAAAGTTGCTTTTCTTATTGTGTTTTGTTCCTGCATTGGTATTTGCGGATAGTTCTAGCATTTACAAATCAGGCGAGCTTTTTCCAAGCACTGATATTTATGGTCGTTTAATCGTCTGTGATGATGGAGCTAACGTTAGACATCTTCAGTGTGATACTAGCGGCGGCTTAGCTTTAGGTGGTAGTGCGACTTCCGAGGGGACTGTAGCCCATGCTGTGATTAATGTTGATGGTGCTGATAGTGATGTTCTCGTAGCTGCTTTGGCTGCTAAAAAGATAAAAGTATTAGGCTATACTGTTCTTTGCGATGGTGCTGTTAATATTACATTTGAAGATGGTGACGGTACTGATGTTACTGGAGATATGCCGATAGCGACTAATGGTGGGGTTTCTGCTGCTGTAAGCCAATATGGGCAGTTTGAAACTCCAGTAGCGAATAAGTCATTGAACCTTTTAAAATCAGCAGCGCAAAGTTGCGATGGGCATCTAACTTATATGTACGTTGATTAGGAGAAGAGATGGCTAATTTGATATATAAAGCAATAGAAACGGCTTTAGTTTTTGCCGATTCAGCACAAACACCTGATGCAAACCTAACCCTTTCTGCTTTAGCTGCTACCGCTGGTAGAGTTTCAGCTAGGCATGACTTGGGAGCGGCTAGCTCAGCTAGGCAGTATGAAGTTAGAGCTACTTTCCAGATGGGTACAGCTGGTGTTGTCGGTGAAGCTATAGATATTTATCTTAGCACGTCAGACGGCACGAACCCTGACGGTGAGGAAGGGGCTGCTGATGCTGCTTTGGGTTCTGCTAATTCTTTAAAGAATATGCATTACGTAGGTTCTGTTATCATAGACACCACATCAACGAACACTGATATAACGGCAAGTTTCTTAACTGAGATTAATGCTCGTTATGTGTCTGTTGTTGTTTATAACAGCTCAGCGGATGCTCTTAGAACAGATACTGGCGTTCATAGTGTTAAGCTAACCCCAGTACCAAGTGAAGTACAATAATGTTCGGATATAAAACTGGTTACGCCAAATATGCGCATCAATCAGAGTCTCCTGAAGAATGGAGAGGTTTGATTGGTGCGTTTTGTCCTTACCTTGGACCTACCGGAAACCAGGTATTTGATTTCTCTCGTGTTAGGGAGCATGGCACGCTGTCCGGGCTTTCTGCTGCAGATGACTGGATAGCTGACGAGGGTGGATATGGTTTATATTTCGATGGAACCAGCGACCATATTGATATTGGCACTGGTCGCTTACCTAATACGGCTGATTTCACGCTAACATCATGGGTTAAGCATGATAATACTGGTAATACAAATTCGGTGTTATTTGCTCAGACTAGTGCTGATTTTATATTTTCTAGCAACTCACAGTTTGGTGGAGCTAGCGATCAGATCAGACTAGTGATGGACGCTGAGATTTTAGTTGGTCCAAGTATCAATGATGGCATCTGGCATCATGTTGTATTAACGAGAAAGGTGAACACCTACGATTTGTATGTGGATGGACTTTTCAATACTACTGGAACTTCAGCTAGGAATCCTGGCACTGGTACAAGCTATATAGGGCAAAGAGTGGATGGTGGTTCTACTCAATCTCACCTTGGCTTACTAGACGATATTCGTATATATGACAGAGTTTTGAGCGATGGGTTAATAAAACAGATGTATGAGAATGGACGTGCTAGTATGTTTGTACCAACCGAAGCTGTGTTCGATGCTGGTATTGGATTAAGTTCTGGTGGTGATGGATTAAGGACGTTAGCCTTAACTGGTGTTGGTTTATAGGAGGCTTATGGGAATTTTAGATAGCATTGGCAGTGCGCTTAGCGATGTGGGTAGTAGTATAGTCTCTGGTGTTGGAAGCTTTTTTGGCACTGAAGGTGTCATTCCTGGTTTGATAGCTGGTGGTATGCCTTTGATTGCAGGATTGTTTGCTGACGATCCACAGCAGCCTTTTGCTAATACACAAGAAGCTTTTGAGGCGAGTCAAGCTCTAGCTTTACAGAAGATAGAAACTGAAGCTGCAATAGCTAGAGAGCAAATGGCTGCACAACTAGAAATGGCTGGGATAGCAGCTGACAAAGCTCTCAAAGCGGCTGAAATTGCTGCTGGTGCTCAAAAGTTTGCAGCTAAGCAAGCACTGAAGGGTAGCTTAATTCAGACCAAGGAGCGTGCTTTAGCTCAAGGCCTTGCTGCTAAAATACAAGCTGCGCGAGGTAGGCCAGAGCTTATTCAACAAGCAAGGCAAGGTGTAGCACAGGCTATATTGGCTAGGGGTGCTATGGGCCAACAAGGATTTGGTCAGGTAACCCAAGCTATTCAGAGAGGAATATAATGGCGAACGGATTTGCAACTAGTACAGACCCTTTCATACAAGCACTGCAGAGTAGGACTATGGCTACTCCTGTTCCTACTTCTGATACTCCAATTACTACTAGAAGCGCTCAAATCGATACTACTAGACCAGGAGCCCAACAGCCACAACCACAACCCGTTCCAGCACCTACTCCAGCACCAGGGATTCAAGATGCTGTTGTTGGTGCTGTAGCTGATCATCTAATAACACCAGCTGCAACAATAACTCCTGCTACGATACCTACAACAGTTTCGGGTGCTCTACCAGTTCCAGAAATAGTATCTGCTAGTAGAGTTCCTGCTACAGCTCCTGGTATTATAGGTGGCCCTGTAGTTGGTACGGCTGCTGGTGTGGCAGGCGTGGTAGGAATGGCTGACATTATAAATAGATTCGATGAAACTGATAGAACTATCGGTGGTGTTGCTAGAGGCGTTGGGCAGGGTGCTGCTTCTGGAGCTGCTGTCGGTAACCTTGTGGCTGGTCCTGTTGGTGCTGGTATTGGTGCTGTTATTGGTGGCATTACTGGCATTGTGGGGACTCTTACGAACTCAGGACGACATGTAGATCATGAAAGAAGATCGAGCTTTAGGGACGCTATATCAACAACTCCTCTAACAACTACTAACCAAACATTCTTTCAAAGGCCTCAAGGTTTGGGTGGTAGAATAAAAGAAGATGCTATTGCTGCAAACATGGCTCCAGGCCAAGAGTTCAATCCAACAGGCACTTATGTAAGGACAGCCAAGGGTAAGTTTTTTGATGTGTCAGGAGAGCGTGGTAGGGCTGGATATAATGTAGATCCTACTAGACCTTTTGTAGATCAAGCTATTGGTTGGGTAGCTCCTATAGCTGAAATACTAACTGGTGGTGACCCTATGTTGTCCACAGCATTTGCTGGTTACTTAGCTAATGCAGCTATGAGTGACGCTGAAACTATGGAAGGTGTTAGAGCTAATGCCCTAAAGTTCTTTGGTGATCTAGGATTTTCTCCTGAGGACGCCACCAAGGCTTTAGGTGAATTGCAGCAAGCTGGTAAGATAACCCAGCAAGAAATGGATGCTATGGTTAACTCGATTGGCACCATGATTAAAGGTGATCCTAATCTTTATGTTACACAGCCTATAGCAGCAATCTCTCAAGCCGTTATTGAACCTGACCAGGCTCCTGTACCAATGCCAAGAGGTGGTTTAGGAGGGGCTGAGCCAACACCAATGCCTACACCTAGAGGCGGTGCTCCAGGGGCTTTGCCTGTTACTGAGAGACAGCAAGCAGATAGTTTAACTGATAGAATTTTACAAAGGAGATGATAGTGGAAAACGAACTAAGAGTTAAAAAGATCGACAACGGTTATTTGATTTGTAGCTACTCATACTCTGATGATGGACCACCTAAAGACGAGGAAGTGTTTGTTAAGGAAGCGGGTGATTTAGGCGAGAAGGTAGAAGCTTATTTTAGTAAATCAAAAGACAAACCTGATAAGTCAAAACGTAATAAGGGTTTGGCTGTTACAATAGCTATGGGTAAGAACAAAAAATGAAAAGTGTTCCAGACATAATTCTTCAGGCTAGAAAAAGGACTGGTAATGAAGATTGGGATTATAATGCTACAACTGGTGAGACTGACCAAGGGTTGGATCAGTCTATCTTGGTGGATGCTATAAATGACGCGCAGGACCATCTCCAGGCGGTCATTCTTGAAACGTGGCCGAACCAATTTGAAGACCAGGAAACTTTCAGCATCGTCGGCGACCAACAGGAATATACTCTCACAGAGAGAGCTTTTAATAATGGTAAGTTTATTCTTGTTAATTACAGTGGTTCTAGCAATGCTAGCGATTATGACAGAGCGCTACAATGGAGAGCCACAAGAGATAGGCGTTACTACACGGGTACGCCAGAGTTCTACACGAGAAGTGGAAACCAAGCTCTTCTTAGTCCAGTTCCTCAAAGCTCTCAAGGATTACTACTAATAACCTATTATCGAGAATTAGATGATCTGGATATCGTTAGAGCTGAGATTAATGGTACTCCATCGGGAGCTAACATAACTATTCAAGCTACTACTCCAGAACCAGATGATTTTGGATTAGGCCATGCTAACTATATTTGTGTTTCTGATAGGTTTGGCAATGTGCTTTTGTATAACGGTATAGTGGATTCTTATTCTAGTCCTACTATTACCCTTGCTGCTAATGTGGACACATACCTTACCACTGGTACAGTATTAGCTGATCTTGATGGTGCTCATGTAACTATTGGCAAGTGGACCACAACACATTCCAAGCTTCCTGATGGCTGTGAAAGGTATCTCAGAGTTTATGTTCAAAAGCGTGCGTTAACGTTTGATGAGAGTAATAGTTCTTTAGAGGAAGATGCTGAACTACTTAAGATTGAAAAGGATATCTTTGCAGCTTTTGGTGATGAGTCAAAAGACGTGGAAGAGATTCCTATAGTTGATTGGGAGATTATGATTTGATATGGCTCCTAAGTTATTCTTTAAAAACTTCGAAGCGTTCAAGGGATTGGATACGCGGTCTAGTAATCTAACCAGACCAAGAGAGTTTGCTACCGATTTTACAAACTATGTCATTAATCGCAGGTTATCTGCAGAAGGTAGAAAAGGATATAAGTTAGTAGGCAACTATGAGGATTATAGCAGTAGCGATTCCCTACCGCCTTTATATGGAATTTTTTCTTATCGCTATAAAGATATAAAAGGTATTTCTAAAGAGGATCTAATTGGAGTTGGTCGTGAGCTTGCTTATGTCTTGAAGACTGGAACGATAGAAATCACTGGTCCTACAGGTGGAAAGATTTATAATATCCCTAGTGAGTCTGGTTGGACGTTTGATATAAGAGAAAGTGGCACTACTGTTGGTGGTAGTTTTCCTTATGACTTGGGTACTGGACTAGAAAGTTACACTGGAAATCTTACGCAATATGTTAGGTTAGGAGATTTGGTTGATGCTATTCATGGCTTAGCTAACTGGACTGCTATTGCTACACCTAGAGCAGTAGTTGACGGGAATCAATCTGGTCGTGGAATAGCTGCTGCTATCACTGTTTTAAATGCTAGTCCTGCCAATACGATAACAGTATCTACTGATGATGCTGTAAGGATTGGCATTGATCAATCTGGCAACTTTGATTTCTATGATGTAGTTGCTTCTTCTGGCACTTCCCTTACTTTGAATGAAGAAACAAATTTTAATCGTAGCACTTTTAACGTAACTGATGGTGCCGAAATAGGAATTGGAGCTTATCCAGCTGTTGCAATGCCAATGATAAATGGGGAATCATCTGGTCCGGCTATTACCAATACTTATGAGTTTTTATACTGGGAAGCTATTTATCAATACACAGACCCTTCCAATGGACATAGTTTTTTTAGTGCTCCTTTTGGACCTAATTCTACTCAGACCTTCTTTCAGACGGTAGATGGTCATAATGCTGTAATGAAAAGTGTTAAGAGTAATGTTTATATAGGATTACCAAGAAAACCTGGTGATGAACTTAACATAGATTATACAGATACAAACCAAGATGTTGGAAGTGCCTTATCTATCACTGGGGCTCAAGGCGTTAGGGATGATATTGGTGGTATGGTTCGTTACGATGGACACATGCTAGCAATGGCTGGGTTACCTACACTACCAGTTTCTGCTACGGCTACAAATTCATCTGGTTCGCTCATAGCTGGCTCTTATCGTTATGCTGTTAATTTAAAGAACATAGACTTTAGAGGAAACGTTGTTAGGGGACCAGCTAATATTACAGGAATAGAAAATCCCGTTAGTGTTGCCGCCCCAAACGATGCTATCACATTTGCTATAGTTCCTTTACAAAACTCTGCTTGGAAAGCTGCTCAATGGAATTTGAATTCGGCAGTTTCTTCTGGACCACATACTTTTATTTCCGGGAATTCTGGAACTTATACTATTGCTGTAAATGCTGGTCATACTTTACGTGTTGGAGATATGGCTACCTTTACAGACAGGAGTACTGGTTTGAGTACTGGTTTTTCTACTGGAGAGTGTGAGCGATATAAGGTAACTGCTGTAACAGCAACTTCAGTAACAATTGATTTTGATAAAACTAGTAACAGCATTGTTTGCACTGGTAATGTGCTTTCTAATAACTGCACGTTTGAAGTTTGGCGTTCAGAAGCTGATGGTACTGATTTGTTTTTTCAAGTAGAAGTACCAGCGACTGATAGTAGTGCTACATTTTCTGTTGTAGATGGTACAGCAGATACTTCTGGTAGATTATGGGAAGGTCCTTTTACAGGTAGGAATACTAAAGACGCCCCACCTGCTATGCGTATAATTGAATCTCATCAAGGTATAATTGTAGGTGGAGGTTCAAAGGATTTTCCAGAAAAGATTTACTGGTCCAATAGTGATAGCGTAGAAAACTTTCCTGCTGCTACTAATGAACTGTTTTTGCCAGCTACTAATGCTGGTTCTATTACCGCTATAGCTTCAGATAACATTGATACTTTAGATGTTTTTAGAGAAGATTCTGTCACTCCTATTTTTGGTGATTTCATTTCTGGTGCTATTAGTATTTCTGAAGAGTCAATTGGTGATGTAGGATGCCCATCTCCGCTTGGATGGGTAAAGGCACGAAATAATATATACTTCATAAGCAACAAAGGTCCGCGTACTATAAACTCTGGGAAGGTTGGTTTTTTTGATGACAGACTGATAACATATTTTCTTGATAATTTTTACGTTCAAGTAGATCAAGAACCAAGTAGTATTGACAATACAAAGTTGGTTCTTAAGCGTTCGATAAGTGTTCATGATCAAGAAAACCAAAGGTTAATATTTTATATTCCTGCTGAAGATATGAATGATGCAGGCGATGCTGATCTTTTGTTATATCCTGTTACTAGCAACTCTAAAGTTTTTGTGTATGACTATGCTAATGATCTTTGGTCTTTGTTTGATATGGCTCATGATATGTGGGGTGGTGCTGCTTTTTATAAGAACGAAGTTTATTTTCTTTCAGCTGCTGGTATGCAAGATGGCTTCAGCGTTCCTAGTACTCCTGATAGCATATCTGGTGCTTTGATGAAGTTTAGCAATGATGGTATTCTTTATGATTACATTGATAATTCTACGAAGATAACGAATACCTTTAAGCCTCAATGGGAGTTTCTCAACGAGCCTAGTGTTGATAAACAGTTTCAGCGTATTAAAACATGGCAGTTAAACCCAGAAAGACATGTACCTTTTACTTTAACTGTTAAAACCTACAAAAACTTTGATGAGGTTAATGTAGATACTAATACAACTTTAGACTTTCAAAGTTCTGCTACGCAACAGGATGAGAAGAAGTTGAAGCTTAGCAAGGTACAGTCTTTACAGGTAGAGCTTAGTAACGATACTGTTTTTGAGAATCCGTTACTAAGTGGTTACGAGATGTTGATAACACCTGTTTATAAGAAAGAAGACTTGAAGAAACCATAATGGCTAAACTAAAGCTTAGTATAAACATTAATGATTGGGAGCAAAGTTTCGCTAGGTGGGCAGCTGAAATACGTACATATGACTTTGCTACTATCGAAGACGTTCAGACAGTTCAAGATCAACTTGACGACTTAGAAGAGTCACTAACTGGTCCGTTTGTTAAAGCTGATGGAACAACTCCATTAACGGCCAATTGGGACGCTGGTTCTTATAATATAAGAGCACAGACTCTTCAGAGTGATGTCGCTACTGGTACAGCACCGTTTACAATAGCTAGCACTACGTTAGTAACCAATCTTAATTCTGATTTGCTAGACGGTTTTCATGCTTCTGATTTTGCTCTTGCTTCTGATTTAGCTGACTATGTAAGAAAAGATGGAACTACTGATCTTACTGGCAATTGGACCATATCAACGAATAGTATCACGCTCACCGCCGGTACTCTCACAGCTGAACATCTTACATCAACTGATGATGCTACAATTACAGACACAATAACCGTTGGTACATTAACTGACAGCTCGGCCACTCTAACAACAGGTAAGCTCACAGGGTTAGATCATATAGATTGGGACACAGCCTATACACCTGGTAGTGAGCCTGAAAGCAGGGTGTGGTGGAATGGAACTGACTACACTTTAAATGTTTCCACAGGTCAAGGCCCAGTCTTGCAGGTAGGGCAAGAAGCTTATCTGCCTTATACTATGGGAGCCAATGAAAGCGGTGTGCAGATAGACGACGGAAGCGTGGTTTATCTTAGTGATGATGGCTCCAAGATAACAATCGAGCTGGCAAATTCGAGAGACCCAGACATCGCAAGTAGGGTGGTGGGTATCACAACAGAAAACATAGCAGACGGTAGTACAGGGTTTGTTACCACATACGGAAAGGTTAGGGGTTTAGATACTAGTAGTTATACTCTAGGTGATATTCTTTACATATCCCCAACTGTTGATGGTGGGCTAACTACTACTAGGCCAACTGAAGGTGATTTTGTTATCCCCATGGCGATTGTTACAGAGGTTAACGCTGGTGATGGTGAGATATTTGTTCGTTACCTAGATATTCGCGACCCTGATGATATTAAAAACTCAACTGGCTTTCCCGAGCAAAACGCAGCAGTCAAACAATCTGACGCCTCATTTGCTGATGTAGATAGAACTTTCAGGTTAGCTCCAAACGCTGGTGGTGGTTATACCGAGTATTACATATGGCAGAAAGGACAGAAATATATCTTTGATACAGAGCAGAGCGTTGTAATACCAGATGAAGAAGGAATGTTCTGGATCTACTTCGATGCTGGTGTGATGGATTATATTAAAAATCCAACAGCCGGAGAGACGGATGATTTAATTAGAAATAAAGTATTAGTTGCTGCTATCTATTGGAATGCCACAGACAATGAAGCTGTTATTATTGGGGACGAAAGACATGGGCATGTGATGAGTAGCGATACCCATGCTTTTGAGCATTTCACTGCTGGAGCGAAGTGGATATCGGGGCTAGCCTTGTCCGACATATTATCAAACGAAAGCGGTGACCTTGATACTCACGCTCAGTTTGGTGTTGATAGTGGCTTTACAACAGATGAAGACTTGACCAATGCGATTAGTGCTATCGCTTCAACTACAGGTCTACCCATTTTGTATCTTGATGGTGCCAATGGTGACTTAAGGCGAATAGCAGAAACTGGTTTTAGTGTTCTAACTGATACCACTGCTGGTGTTGGTGTTACTGGTAGACTGGTATGGAATGAGTTTACAGGTGGTGCTTGGCAGCTATCTACCATAACTAACAACGACTTTGTTCTGTGTCATGTTTTCTCTACCAACTCTAAACAAGACCCTGTCGTAGCGTTTCTAGGGCAGGGTGATTACGGTAATATCTCAGCTGCTAGAGCAGGTGCCAATACTGAAATATCAACCATTATTACCAACTACCCCTCGCCAGAGTTGATACCTATAGCTACTGTTATTTTTCAAACAGGCAATGGTTATGCTAATGCTGTTAAAGGTAGAATCAGAACAACAGATGAAGGTGAGGATTACGTAGATTGGAGAACAACAGCCCTAGTTCCTGGTGCGTCTCCAAGCTCCCATCCTAACTTAGCAACCCTAATCTGGGAGTCTGCCGGTCATACTAGCTCTTCTGCTTCTGTGTTAGCTGGTTTTGATGGTGCTAGTGCTGCTGATGACGTAGCACTAGGCACGGGGTTAGATCTTACTGCGTCCACCTTAACAACCAACGATGCCGAAATCGATCATGATGCTCTACTGAACTTTGTAGCAGATGAGCATGTAGCACACACTGGCGTCACCCTAACTGCCGGTGCGGGTTTAACTGGTGGTGGTGATATTAGTGTTAGCAGAACATTTGACGTAGGTGCTGGGACGGGTATAAGCGTTGCAGCCGATGCTGTAAGTACTAATGATTCTGAGATAGTCCATGACAACCTTTCGGGCTTTGTTGCTAACGAGCATATAGATCATACCTCTGTAACGTTTACAGCAGGAGACGGGCTGTCAGGTGGTGGTGATATCTCAGCTAATCGTACATTTGATGTAGACATGCTTGGACTGGAGGACTTAGTAGATCCTGGAGCTGATAGGATTTATTTCTGGGATGATTCTGCTGGTATATCTGACTGGTTGATTGTAGGTACAAACTTATCTATTACCGATAAAACATTAAACGCTTCTGCTGGTGGGCCAGGTGACCACACTACCCTGAGTAACTTAGCTTGGACATCTTCAGCTCATACAGGTACAGTTAGTACGTTCGCAGGGTTTGATGGTGCTGGTGCGGCTACTAATTATACTGAAGCTAATTATTTACTTGCTGCTGGCACAAGAGATTTAAGTGGTGATTGGACCATCTCAAGTGATAGTATAATTCATCAGGACAATGCTAAGTCCTATTATGGTACTGGCAGTGATTTTAGTATCTACCATGATGGCACGTCGATGATATTCGATGTAGAGCAAACAACTGATGAAATAGTGTTCAATGAAGGCGGCGCTGATACTGATTTTAGGATAGAAGGCGATACTGATGCTAATATGTTTTTTGCTGATGCTGGACATACCTGTGTTGGCATTGGCACGGCTCCAGACGGAGGAGCCAAGCTACACGTCTATGATGATGCGAATAGAACATCAGCTATTGAAGTAGATAAACAGGTTCTTCAAACATCTGGAACCTATTATGCAAACAACTTTGTGCTCACACATGGTGCTGGTCTTTCTTCTAATTACTCTGGTACGGGATATGGATGTTTTGGTAGTGCAAAGACAGACCCCACTTATACTGGAGATATTACTGGTGGCTTAAGGGGTGGAACCACCTTTGTGGACCATTATGGTAGTGGGACAATTGCTAGTACGTTTGGTCACGTAACGAAAATAATCAATAGAGATGTTGGAACAATAACGAATGCGTACGGCTTCTATGTAGATGAAAATAGAAACTTGAGTACTGGTACTATTACCAATAACTATGGTTTATATATAGCACCACAAGAGGAAGGTACTAATAATTGGGCAGTATTGGTACAGAGGGGCGACTGTGTTTTTAACGATGCTCAAGGAACAACAGATTTCATAGTAAAGGGTGATACTGATGCCAACTTGTTCTTTGTGGATGGTAGTACTGACAGGGTTGGTATAGGAACCAACTCACCGGCAGCACTGTTTGATGTTGATGGCCTTAGTAGAGCTGAAACATTCCAGAGTGATGTTGCTACTGGTACGGCACCACTTACAGTAGCCAGTACAACTCTTGTAAGTAACCTAAATGCAGACTTACTACGTGGTTATAATATTGACGATTTAACTGCTACATATACCAGTGCGTCATCTACTTCTATTACGTCTACTACTTCAACTTCATCAACTACCTTAATAAGTGCATCCTCCGTTACCACGACTGCCGACGATAGGGTTCTTATTATAGCTGATTGTAATGTTAGTGTGGGTACAGCCAATAACTATGTATCACTCAAGCTTTTTAGGGACTCAACTGGGCTTGATAGTGATAGGTACTTGAGGAGCCCCTATAGTAATTCAGCTGGGGATAATCATCCTTTCTTGCGTGTTCATATGGACCAACCTGGCGCTGGTACGTTTACTTATAGTGCCAAATGGTTTCGTGTTGGTGGTGGTACTGTATACTCAGATAATAGGCGCATTATGGTTATGATCATCAGAGGACAAACATGATTGAACTAACGTTTGCTGAGCTACCAAAAGATATTAATGCCGAGATTCTTTTTGATGAACTGGATAATCGGCAGGATATTGGAGTTAATTATACTAGAGCTGACGAGAACGGCGAGGGTAGACATTTAATGATTAGTTGCCCAGAAGGGGATGAGGCATGGGTGAGGCAGATTGTTAGTGACCACAAGCCTAAAGAGACAGAAGCGGAAACTCTTGAGAAAAAGAATAAGGAAGCGAGAAAGAAAGAGCTGGAGAGCTTATATCCTGAGTTGGCTAACATTAAGAGCATGAAAGATAAATTGGATAATATGGAGTAGGAATGAAAACATTTACATTAACAATTGGAGCAGAGAGCGTTAGTCGTGATAGGGAGGATGTGGTCTTTGATGCTATTGTAGATGATTGGTGTTACGACCATGGATACTACGAGCTAGAGAGTCCACCATCCAAAGAAGAGTTTATGTTGAATAAAATACTCAATAAGATTAAGCGTGATGTTATCTGTGGTCGTCGAAAGAAGTATGATGCTGCAGCGGACATTAGCGTAGTAGTTGATTTATAGAGACTTGATAGTGTGATTAATAGTAAGTTTTATAGAATGCAGATTTTATAGTAGAATTAATGTAGGTGGTGATTATGGCTAAAAGACTTACAGCAGAACAGAGAGAGACATTCAATAAGTTAAAACAACAGTTTGGTGATAAAGTAGCCCAGAATTTTAAAAATGCCACTTTAGCTGATAAGCCCAATAAAGCAGCTAACATAGCTGGCAAGCTTACCGCTACAGAAGAGAAAGCTGAAGATGTAGCTACAGCAGAACCAGCAGTAGAGGAGACTCCGAAAGAGAAAGCTAAGATGACCGCAGAGGAGGCTCTAGCTTTTGGTAAGGAGTTTCAAGAGGGGATATTTGGTACTGACCCCATATTTAAACAACTAACGGAAGAAACATCCCCTGAGGTGCAGGCTTTAATTGACAGGCTAAGGTTATCTGCTGATGAGGCTGGTAAGCTTACAGGGTTAGAAGAAGAAGCTTTAGGTGTCTCCAGGGAAGGTTTACAGGGATTGGATGCTCCAGTGCTAGCGGCTATGAGAAGCAGGGCTAACGAGCAGATAACTAAGGGGATTCAAGGTGAGATAGCTAGGCAGCGTGAGGCTAATCGTGGAAACCTTATTATGGGTGCTGCTGCTAGGGCTGGTGAGAGAGACGTTAGAACTAGGGGTATACAATCTAGAGCTAACGTAGAGAGGGACCTGATAATCGAGAATGCCAACCAAATTGCTCAAGCACGGACCGCTTTTACAGACCTAGTGAGATCGACAGAGGATGCAAGATTTGGCCGTAAAACGACTTCTGAGGCCCTTCTCGGCACTGCTGTTACAGGTGAAGAAGCTGCTAGACGTGGTAGAGAGACTTTTAATGTGCAACAGTTAGGCACTGAGGCACTAACTAGGGCTGGTGCTGCTACCAGTGGGGCTGGTTTGCTGACTGGTCAGATATCTGCAGAGGAGGCTTTGGCGTTCCAGAGGGAGGCTCAGGCTGCGACAGAGAGGGAAGCTCAAGCCATTAGAGACCAGCAGATGCAGATAGCAGAACAGCAGATGAAGCAGACTAATAGACTTATAAACGCTCAATTAGCTTCGATAACTTAGGGAGATTAGAATGGCTGAAGGTAACATTTTAGGCACACCAAACGTAGCTCAATTACTAGAACAGAGGAGAGCCGCACAGGAAACTGCCTCAGCGGATGTAATCAAGGCACAGCAGGCGGTTGTTGACGCAACTAGCCCAGGTATGACTAACACCCAGGCTATAGCTAGTATCGTTACAGCCCTCGCCCCAGTGTTGATTGGAGCCGCTCTGAAGGGAAAAAAAGGTGCTTCCATTGGTGCTCAAGCAGGACTACTGGGTTCTACTGTTACAATGAAGCAGATTGAGAAAGCACAGGAGTCTGTACTTAAGAGAGCTGAAGCTGATGAGAAAGAAGCACTAGCGGCTCAATTGGCTGCTGGTAAGAGTATTCTAGGGCTTGAGGAGGATATAGCTAAAAAGCGGTTTGGAACAGAAGAGTCCCTAAGACTAGCTAGGTTAAAAGAATCAGCGGGTTTAGGGAACACAGGTACTGACATAATCATGAAGTCTCCTGATGTTGATTTCGAAAAGGCTGTTAGTTCCTCTGTTGATACAGTAGGTATCTTGCAAGACGCCATAAGTTTTGCAGAAGAAAACTTAAGAAAAGAAGATGGTGGTTTTGTTGATGTGGCAGGAAGGAAGATAAACGAGTTAAAACCAGAGTCCGTCGAAAGGACCTTCGCTTCCAAGCTTACAAACGCACAGTTATTATTGATAATGGCAATTCAAAGGGGTGTTGCCACAGAGCAGGATCAAGCTAGACTAGAAAGAGCTACTGCTGGTGGTAAGTTTGCTTCGTTGAGTACGATAGTTAACAACCTTAAATCAACTAGAGACAGACTTAAGAGCGGTTTAGAGACTCGTTTTAGAACAAAAAAAACTGGTGGTGGTATTGCTAAGCATATTAGCTTTAATGACTTTATTTCTCAAGTAGCGGCTGGCCCATCAGCAAGGCTAGGACTTGGTTTACCCGCAGAAACAGAAGGGGCTCTTCCTACTCCTACAGCACCGGTTGTCGGGTTTTCTTCAGAAGATGCGGACGAACTGGCTGAGCTAGAAAGGTTGGGGTATTGATATGACTGATAGTGCTTTAGCTACAAGGGCCAATGAACTACGACTCAAGAAAAGAGCTGCCGAACTTCGTGCTAAACGCGACGCTCTACCAGTCTCACCTGAAGCTGGTAGTTTAGCGGGTTCAGTTCTTGAGGAGCCAGTGTTAGATGAGGGTAGAGTAGATCCTGTTATGGGATTGGAGAGTGTCATTCCAGGAGCAGCATTTGGAGCTGGTACGCTTGCAGCAGTAAAAGGTGCGCCCCTAGTTGGTAGAGCCGCACAAGAAGCCGGTAAAAGGTTGCTTACGAAAGGTGGTACACCAACAACGCAAGCACTATTAAAAACAGCAGGAGAAACCATTGGTGGTGCTGTAGGTTTTCAAACAGGAAAACAAGCCATCTTGCAACCAGCGCAGGAAGCGGGCCTTATTGAAGATGTACCTTTTGCAGAGGACCTAGACAACGCTCTAGAAGAGATTAAGTTTGACTTAATTACTCCCGTATTATTGCGAGGTGGTTTTAAGCTCGCCAAGGGTACGTTCAAGGCTGTCGGTGGTGCTCTGGAGGGAGTCGCTCAACATGTAGATAACATACTCGATGAAAACGAGGCTTTAGGTAGGGCTCTGACGAGCAATCCAAAAGAGTTTTTAAGAACTTCTCAGGATTCGATTGTCGAAGTAGGCAAGAGAGTAAGAGATATCCTATCTAAAGTTAAGCCAAATGAGCGTGGTCGCGTCTTTGGACCCATGTTTGAAAAGGTAGAAAAATCACTGGCTCCTAGAGCGAGAAGGATCAACAGGATTATTGATGTTGGAGCCAAGAGACTACAAGAACAGGGTAAAGATGTTAGGGTACGGTTTGATGAACTATTAGATGCTTCTGGTCTAACCGAAAGAGTAAACGCTTTTGTTCCTAAAGCGCGCACCGAAGCGATTGAAAGTGTTTTACAAAAAGAATCAGACAACATTGCTAAGCATATATTGTCCCCAGAAGACTTTACAACATATAAACAGGCTGTTGCGGAATGGGGACGGTACGAGAAGAAGCTAGGGCGGTTGAACCTTTTCCGTGGAACCAGAGCTGAACTAGATCAACTTACAAGCAAGGAGCTAGCTAAAGGTAGTGCTGCTTTTAATAAAATGGAGTTGGCACGAAGGCAAATTGAAAACTTTGAGTTTGGTATCGATGACCTTGTTAAGTTTAAGCGTGAGTATGGAAAGCTTGGTAGGTATGGTGCTATTGCGGGGAAGGATGCTCCAGAGGAAGTAACTAAATCAGAAGTCTATAGAGACTTAGAGGAGACATTTAGGAATAAGATAAAAGATTTCATGACAGAAGCTAGCAACGAATCAGGCGATTTAATAACGGCATTCGAAAATGCAAACAGTCAGTTTGCTGCGCTACGTAGAATTAAACCATTGTTGGATGCTAGGCAAGCGGAAGAAGTTTTAGGCTCAGGAGAGATCTTAGGTGGTGGAGCTTCTGTTGCTGGAAGGCCCGGAGGTGGGCTCTTAGCTAGGTTTAGTGATGTGCTTTCTATTTCGCCTCAACAACAACTAGCTATAGCTAAGGGAGAATCAGCACTGGGTGCTGCTGCAATACCAGGGGCAGCAGTCAGAGTCGCTGGGGAAGTTCCTAGTGGGGTGGCTGGGGTGTTGGGTAGAATAGAGCCTGCTATTAGTGCTGGTGGTGGTGCTCCTGCCACTGAATTTATTACTTCTCCGTTTGGACAGCAGTTAGGGGCAGAGTCTTTGAATGTTGCTGGTGATGTTGCTGGCAGTTTAATAGGGGAGGCAGAGGCACAGATGCCAGAAGCTAATATATTACCACCACCAGTTATTACAGTTCCACAAGCTGGAGCACCAGCACCAGCAGCTATGCCAGACATACCAAGTCTAGGCTTAGGTGTACCATCAGCAGTGCAAGCTCCACTTGATGCTGGCTTACCAATGGAAGCAGGAATGGCCCCTCAGCGACCTACACTACCGGGAGCAGACGTTCCTTTACTTCCAAGAGACTCTGATGAGTTCTTTGAATTACCTACAGAGCAGTTTGGGGAATTACTATTTGACGAGCAGACAAAACAAGACATTGAGCTTGCTCAAAACTCGTCAAAGGCTATAAAAGAAAGATTACTTGGTGACATTATGGATAGGCATAAGTTCTCATTTGCACCAGTAGAGAATGATAACTTAAAAGGATTCCCTATTGTTAATAATAAGATTATATCTTCTGACACTGAGAGAGATATAGCACAGAGACATGAGTATGCTGAGGGTTTAAGGAATAGAACTAGAGACGGTGAGTTCAATGAGCATCAGTTATCTTTAATGCTCAATGCTTTGAATAAAGATGGTACAGTATTAGAGTTAACTAAAGTACCTAATACAGATATCAAAGCACCGAAGGAAACTATACCTAAGAATGAAACTAGGAAAGTTTCAACTGGTCCTGGTAAGGGAACACAAGTTGCTACTTCTTATGCTTTCTGATCGTCTTCCTTGTCTTTAGGTTTGGGCTTCACATACCAATCAAACTCTTCTTTAGCTTGTGCGCTTGGTAGTGGTTTTTTCTTTGTTATCTTAGCTGCACGTTTACGAGCAAGGTGTTGTCTCCACTCATCAAGCCAATATGCTCTATTTAGTTTATCTAACCAGCTCATATCTACTCCTACCAGATATTTTTCCATCCCTTAATCACATGACCACAACGCTTACATACTCTAACCATTTTATTCTCAAGCAACCTCTCTCTGTAATCATGACCACGTATTTTACAGATGAGATTTTTTATTGTCATCAGTCCTCACCGAGCACTATATTATCTCCTCTATAATCCCTGGGCTCTTTAACCTTCCCAAGCTTTTCTAGTTCAGCTAGGATCTCATTAGTGACAAACCGCATACCTAACCCAATGGTATGTAGATCTGTTTCTGTTTTCTTTTCTAGCCTGTCCAGTCTTAGGCCAAGTTCTTCTATTCGTTTGTTTGTTTCGTCATGTAGCGTCATAATCACTCATCCTTTTGGTTTAATCCCAACACCTGTAGCAGACGCTGCTGTTGCCATTCTCGCTCGGCATCCCAAGCAGCAGCCCAAGCAGCATCACTAACAGCATCACTAACAGCATCCCAAGCAGCAGCCTTAGCAGCAGCCTTAGCAGCAGCCTTAGCAGCATCCCAAGCAGCAGCCTTAGCAGCATCCCAAGCAGCAGCCCAAGCAGCATCACTAACAGCATCCCAAGCAGCAGCCTTAGCAGCAGCCCAAGCAGCATCACTAACAGCATCCCAAGCAGCAGCCTTAGCAGCAGCCCAAGCAGCATCACT